AAAAAACTGGAAATTGGAAGGGATAACGCTTTTATCATTTGTTTTAAATCCCAGCTTGTTTGGTTCCTTAATATTTCAATATTCATTTTTTCCCCTTATTTTAGAGTGTTATGTGTTTTTTATTGATATATTCAATGGACCGTTTAGGGCAATTTTCCATTTTCATAATCATTTCAATAGCATTTGATTTTTTCCATGAAACTACTCTTTTGAAAAATTTCCCATAATCATGAGTAACTTCGAAGCTAAATTCATAGTATTTTTCCATTTTTATTTATCCTTTTTTGAGTTAAAGATTAATTTTCCTATTTCGGCAAAAAATACAAATCCGCCAAACATTAAAGTAATTTCAAATAGTGTTACTATCATTAATTACCCCCGTTCAAGTCTGTGAGTAAATACTCTCCCGAATTAATCTTTTTTTGCGTCTCTTTGGTAGTTTCGCCTAAAAAGATGTTTCGATATTTAGAGGTTGTCCTTGAATAATTCCAGTAGTATGAATCTAATTCAATTTTACCGCTGAAATTTTTACAAGCTATAATCGATTTATAGCTTTGAAAGTAAGTTCTTCCGTTGTTAGTTATTTCAAATTGGTTAGGTACTGTATTGCCATTATTGTTTACCATGTTAGATACGTGCATCATTTCGCCTCTGTTATTATTAGATTAATTAAAAAGATAAAAGGTATTAAAATCCTTATGTAAGTTAGAATCTTTAATTTAATTGAATAACTCATATTAATTCACTTTCTTTAAAGGATTCTATGAGGTCAAGTAAATTCTCGTCAAAGCTGAAATCATAATCTATTTCAATTTCACACGTAGGACAGAAGCCAGCATTGGTTACGACACCTATTTGCATTGTATCAGCTTCTAAATTGAAATAGTAAACTTCATTATTAATGTCAAGATAGTAACCATTAAGACTCTCAAACTCTTTTTTAAAGTGTTCTTTAGTTTGTTTCATGTCACTCACCCCCTTCAGCAATGATTCTATCCATTTCCTTCGTGACGGGTTTTGTGTGATCTTTTCGATCAATGTGACTATATGTGCCACGTTCTGTTTTAAATTTGTTTCCGCATACCTTACACTCCCAATAGTAAGGGCGATTGTCTACACTAAAAGAAAACATATTTATTTCAGCTTTTATTTGGATCATTGATTTACTCATTTCACTCACCCCCTGACAATTTTCTTTCGATTATTTTACAATCCCAGCAAGGCTCAGAAAACTCGCTCCGTTCTCTCATTAATTGTTGCTTTCTGAAATTCTCTTTTACGCTTTTCAGAGTACCATCCGTGTTTTCTCGCAGATGCTTTATTTCAGTAAGAGTTAAGGCTTTTTCCCACTTCGCTTTTCTTTTAGTTTTCATTTTGTTTCCCTTTCTTGTTGTTTGTTTGTCATTTGATACGATAGAATTTAGGTAGGTTTTTACCTTTGTCAATAGGTTATTTGATTTATTTTAAATTAATATTAATACAATAAAATGTATCGATTCAAGTAAGTGTTCCGCTTGAATCCAACGGGCATTAATTCAATAACTACACTATAAGAGACAAGAAAGAAAGAGAGTATTTTTGTGGTTGTTAAGACTATGGAATAGACTTTATCTATGCATCCTATACAACCACCCATTACCACAGCACAAAAAGATTAATTTAATGTGATTCACTTGCAAGGTAGGGTAGGGGCGTACAGGTTTCATGTGGGGTGGGTGTACCCACATTACTCATAAAATGAGCCATAGTAACGTCCCCCCTAATTTTAAAAAAAAGAAAATAAAACAAAGTCCCCGAAAGTCTTTTAGAAAAAAGTATCTTGTATTAAAGTCTTATTATGCTTAAAGTCCGTTAATAATTGGAGTATGTATGTTATCCTTACCTGCTAAATGGAAAGATACAAAGATGACGGCTATAGAGCTGTTGATTAAAGAACCTGAGTTGTCGTATGACGATGTTGGTGCGAAGTCTGGTGTAACGGGTCAGACTATTTATAGATGGATGCGTGATCCAGAGTTTGTTGATGTTTATTACCAGAAATACATGATTACATTTGGGTCAAGACTGCCAAGTGTATTAACGGCTATGGTGAGAGAAGCTGAGTCAGGTAATGTCCAAGCTGGGAGACTTGTATTGGAGCATAGTGGTAAGCTAATTAAACGTGTTGAAGTGGCAAGTCATCAAAGCCCATTTGAGAAGTTCTTGAAGGCTGATGTTTCGGATATAAAAGAGATAGAAGCTGAAGATGCCGAGTTTGAAGAAGTTGTAGCACCTGTCATGGAGAGTGTTGTTCATAAGACTGCTGCACAAGAACAAAGAGAACTAACCAAGAAACAACACCAACTCCAAGTAAGGAGAGATGCAAGAAGTTTAAGGGATAGAGCGACTAAGGTAGGTTTAAAAATAGGAAAACAAGGCAGACAGTCCTTGAGAAAACGTAGAGCATGGATTAAGAAGATTGAAGAGTTAGAAGCTCAATCATAGTCTGTGTCGTGAAAGCCTGTGCCTTTAAATACAACAGGTGGTGCGGTGATTACTTGTTTTGTTTCACTTGATTGACATTTGGGGCATTGTTCTTTGAGTTTAGTGCCATCCATTAGGGTTACAATATCCCACTTCCACTTACACTTTATACAAGCCCATGTTATAGTTTTAAATCTCATATTGTTAAGTTATCCTCAATCTCTATTTCTTCAGGGATTAATTGGCAGTAGCAGTATTCTTTACATACACTCCAACCTGAACCTGGCATACCTCTTCCACCCCAACCATCCCATGTATCTAATGCTCCTGCTCTACCTGAACAGTCATCACATATATTCTTTGAGATGGCTACCCATTTTAGCTTGTTCCCCACATCTCCAGCTCTGCGGAATGCTTGATTAATTCCTCCAACAACTCCTCGCTTAATTGAATTGGATAATTCTCCAAAGATTCGCCCCCTGGACTTGAGGTCTGTATCAAGAATCCCAATAATTGATTGTTCGCTAACACCATTTCTTGTAAGTCGTTCAATCTCTTGTCTAAGTCTGTCTGCGAAGATTTGAACATCGTAAGAAAGTACGAAAGCCGCAAGTAAAAGTATTTCAGTGTCTTTAGCATCTAGTGTCTCCTGTTCTGGCATTATTAACTCGATTTAATTGGGGTTGATAAGTGCATTGCTTTGCGTATTGCATTTGTAAATTTAGTGTAGGTCTCTTTTGAAGCAACTGCTTGTACAAACTTTCTCATCGGTCTACCATCTCCAAATTGATGCCTACCGCCATACTTTAGCATTTCCATACCTGTTTTCACAACCTTTATACTATCATGTAACTTGTGTGTTTCGTATAGTGGTGGCTGAGGTGGGTTACCACGCCTAATCCTTCGTGTCTTAGTGACCGTTTCAATATCTGGAGTAACCTTACCACTTTTAATGAAGTCCTTGGTCTCCTTGACACTTTCGGTCTTCATATCCGTCATGATACCTTCAATGAGTTTAGGCATACTGTCAGCAAGTTTGCCAAAATCGAAATTAACCGTTGTTTTTAACTTCATCCCAGAACTCCTTGCCTAATGTTTTCGCTTCTAAGTAGTTATCCTTATACTGTAGGATGAACTTCTCGGATTGCTGTTCTCCCCATGCTACGGGGTCATTAATAATGTCTTCAATATCCCCAGTAAGGTTTACTTCTACGTTATTAATCTTGTCCAGCTTCCTGACGGAATTGAGTAAAAATTGACTGTTTTTGTGCTTGCTCATTTGAAATCCTATTCTCCTTGATTCTTGATTTAGCCTCTACTTCGGTCAAATCTTTGTTATCTCGTACCATCATTTTAGCATTAGTTGTAAGATTATGCAATAGGTCAAATTCATCTTTTAGGATTTGGTCTTGTACCGTTGTTGGGTATTCGACTTCTTCAAAATCAATACCAAACTCATCTGATAGTTGAATATCGTTATATCCTGCAATGACCTTTTCAACATCGTAGAAGTCACGCTCATACAATCTCCATAACGCTATATCATCATAGTAATCTTCTTTACGTTCCATATCTTTAATCATTAGCGATATGCCAGATGGTACTTCACCGCCTGATTCTGCCCATTGAATCCATAGGTGGTTATTTGATGCAACAAGCTCAATCTGGAACTTAATATGATTGATGGCATCCGCTATATTCCCACTTGGACTTGTAATATTAAATTCACCCGTATCACCCATATCGAGAATAGTATCAGAACCTGAACGCAACATACTTTGGTCTGCCATTAAACCCTTAACCCAAGGTTGACCGAACATATTAAAGCGTAGTCCAAGGTTCATCTCTGTTAGCCCAATGTTAATCTGCTCATTACAGTTAATTATATCACTTGCACCTTCAACATAGAAAGAATCAATCTGGTCTTCCCTATGTGTGAACACAAATGGTAGTACACCGTAGGTATTCTCAGATTCCTTAATAACTTTACCATCTCCATCAAGAACAGCATATACATCCGCATCCCAATATGCCCATTGTAATCCTAATGTATCAGATAGGTCAGATGAATTGTTTAACAGGGGATAGATGATAGCTTCTGGCTTAAATGGGTTATCCCCGAAGTAGGTTTCAAAGTAATATATAGGACGGTATTCAAATCTTCCATCTTGCCAGTAAACTCGATTGGCAACAGTACCTACAAGTCTCGTCATTCTTTCGATATGCTTCATCCTTACATCTTTAGTAGGGATTAGACTCTGATAGGCATCTGTGGTTGAACCAGTTGTTCTACTTGCCCCTAGTGTGTATATCCTACTTATCTTATTAATGAACTTTCTTGTAAAGTTAGTTAATGATGGTGGTATTTCCTTAAAAGCATCACTATTGAAATACTCGGTAATGTATTGTTCCACCGATGTGCCTGTATAATAATCCAAGTATTTCCGTATCTCTGCACGTTTTTTTGATGCGTTTATTAGTTTGGTTTCTGTTAACTTATCTTTTACCCATGTTTGAATCATCTCTGAATCCTTCTCATTTTATTGTTTTTCATTGGAAACCTATTAGTAATGAAATAACGAAAGGCATCGTTCCCGTGATCGTGATGTCCATCCTTAGTAGGTTCTTCTCTTATTGC